AGAGCCGTTGTCTTTACAGCATTCTTCAAGATTGATTGAGTGTATAACTCCAGAAGTGATTAATAATCCAAATGTGGTTCAAGCATACGGAAATGTGTTTCTTGAGGTACTTGGAAATGTTCCCGTTATAAGAGATAGATCGAGGGGAAAGACAGTTTCAAAGGTATCTTCTGCTATAGCATCTTCTATAACAGATTGTAGATTGATCAAAAATCAGCATGTGCTTGATGATTATTATTTGAAACGAACTTTGAAGCAGATGTTATCACCGGAAATAATAACCCAGCACAAAGCGAAGGTGATGGAGCAGGCGATGATAATAATGTCTAAACCGCAGAAGGATTTAGAGGATTTAAATCGGTTTACGGAGCAGATAAAGATGTTTGAAGGGATAAATGATGATGAGATAACGGATACGATGGAAGCGGTGACGCGTTTATGTATTCAAAATATTAATAGATATTAAAAATGATATATAATAAATGACAGATAAAGAATATATTTATTTTGGACATGGATGGGATATGAATGAAACTTTTAACCTTAGTATTTATGAAAATGTAACAGTAATAGCACTGAAACACGGGTGTTTATTCGTTGATGATTCTCAAGACGCTACAGACCATGTAAAGATGATTCAAGAATCTGATACAGTTACAGATTATTATACGTCTCTTCTTGAATATGCTATAGGTTCAGGGAGAAATAAATTATGTGTATATTCAAGTGATGATTATTATATTATTCCTAATATGATTTTAACTACATATAAGAAGAACTATGGGAGAGAATTAACCGGTTTGTATGATCTACAGCAAAAAACTAAAAGAGAAGATACTATTCATGTAGAAACTCTTGAAGAATTAATTAACCGGTTAGGATCGCGAAATTTAACTTTAACAGTTATTGCTTGCCGAGGACCTTTGGATCAAATGAATTATGACGAATTAAGGGGGTCAGCATTTGTAGATGATAATAATGAAATAATAAAATATATGATGAGTAAAAAAATGCAAATTGTTAGTACCCATCCAACTGAAGGTCAATGTAAATCATTTTATGATTTTCTAAAAATAGACTATACAGAAGATTTAGAAAATGATATTATGAATAAATATAATGCTAAAGTAGATTTATATAATGCACAAAATATAAAAGAGCCTACACAAGAAGATAATATCTTCTTCTCTACTTTGACTAGACAAACTGAAGAACAAAGGGAAATAAGGGCAGCAATATATAGAGAAAAAGAACGCGTGAAAAGGGAGCGGCTGGAAAGGGAGCAGCTGGAAAGGGAGCGGATGGAAATGGAAGATGGAGCAGATATTGAAGAAAGCAAAGTGTAAGTTAAGACAAGGAATATAGTATGTGGAGAGCTTACTATGTTTTTACTTGTAATTATTGTGATTTAGTTAAGCAATAAACATGGTTTATTTACCCTTGGAGTTACACAGGGGTTAAAGGTAGTCTTGAAGGTATTGTATATCTTATGTAACTGGGCAGAACTGTTAGAAAATTTTATACAGTTTGTATAAAATTTATTCAAATTGTGACGGCACTCCTCCTCCCATATTTTCACTGCACATGTTGTTCTTCCACTTGGAGTCGCTCATTTCATCTCTGTTAAGGTGTATAGGATAACCTGTGTTTCCGTAAGAACATTGGTAATTTGCTATTTCTTCTGAAGGTAGATCAGAACAAAATTTCTGGAGTTCTGGATTTGAACTTCTCATGTATTCTCCTCCTAAACATCTTTTTCCAGGAGATACTTCAAATGTAAAGTTGTCTATAGAGTCAAGTTTGAGTGCATAAAAGAGTCCAATATTGAGCATTAATAAGACGGAAAAAATCACTACGGAATAACTGGAAGCGAAAGGTGCGTTTCCGAAGGGGGGTCCGCTTGTTTTAACACCAAATAGATATAGAAGGTTAACTGTTAAAATAATCAGTTTTTGATTGTTAGTTGTTCTCATTTTATTAATAATAAGAAATATAATTATATTAAAAGATAGAAAAAACATATAAAATGAAAAACCTTACTCCGTCACAATCTCCTAAGAATCCACAATCTATATATCATCCAGGGTGGAACGATAAGATTGAGAAAACTATTAAGGATATAGAAGAGACATGTAAGAGTTATAAAATGATGCATCTAACAACTGCTCATTATTTTAATAGCAAATACAACAATTATATGAAGTTAGGAATTTTTCTAGGACCTTCCGCAGGAGTGATATCAGGAACTACCGTTGCATTTGAAGATTATAATGCTATATTCTCTATTATAATTACAATTGTCGGATTTTTGTCTGGAGTTGTTATAGCAATTCTTCGCTTCGGTAATTATGAAGAAGTAAGTTCTGCTCATAAGATGGCAGCAGTCAAATATACTTCTCTTGAAAGCAATGCAAGGAGACAGTTGTCACTTTACAGAGAAGATAGAGTATATGCGAAAGAATATTTGGATTGGATTAGTAGTTCTTTTGACGAATTATTTTCAGCTTCTCCTTTAGTTCCTATTGCTCAGTTTGAGAAGTTTGTTATTCATGCTAAGAATAATGGTATGAAAATTCCGACGGAGTATGGAGATACGATAGAGATTAATGAGACAAGTAAGGAAGAAACTAAGGAAGAAACTAAGGAAGAAACTAAGGAAGAAACTAAGGAAGAAACTATAGATATAGAAGAAGGTTGTAGTAAGAAGATAAAGCGGACGAGCACATTTTCTCATTTCCCGGAACTTGGAAAATATAGTGATGGAATGATGAGTTATGAAATAAAGAGAATGATGAAGTTTTCTTCATAACTATATTTCATTATCCGAAAGATGCAACATAACATCCTTTAATTGTTGCATCTGGATAGGCTTCGTAATGAAGTACGAAGCACCCAATTTCTTACACTTTTCTTTATATTCATCCATTACTGATGCTGAAACAATCACGATTTTTGGTGTTGGAAAATCAAAATCTTTTAAGGCTATCATAGTATCATATCCTGATACTACTGGCATTCTAAGATCCAGAAGAAGTATATCGTACGGATCTTCATCTTCATATGCTTGTATTATCATTGATAACGCAAACTTTCCATTTTCTGCAGTATCGATTCTGTCGTACAGAAGATTTTCAAGCATAGTAACAAGCAAATTTTTGTTGTGTATTATATCTTCAGCGACAATGATTCTTAAAGACTTGGTGTATCTTGAAGAAGGAGAATTACTATCATGTTTGTTACAATCAGTATCTGAATTTCCCAAATAGGTAGATGGAGACTGAATCTTCATTAAGACATTATGAATAGAGTTGAATAGTTGTACTTTGTTCACAGGCTTGTCTAATTTTTTCTCAAAATGCGACATAGATACAAACGAATCAAGAGACGATAGCGCTATTAAAGGAAAGAAAGGTCTGTCTTCCTTAATCTGTTTCGCTAGCTCAACTCCCGTAGTTCCTGGCATACAGATATCAATCAATCCGACAACAAACTTGTATCTATCTCCCGAAACCATTCGCAAGGCTTCTAAGGGAGAAGCACACATAACAGGATTCATACCCCATTCGAATAGCATCTCGGAAAGTAATATACGATTGTCGACATTGTCATCTACCACAAGGATACTTTTATTTTTAAGTAATTTAACATCTCTTTCTATTATTTTTTCAAAGTCTTCATACGGATTAAACTTGAACGTAAAAGAAAATACCGATCCTACTCCTATACTACTCGTAACATTTATTTCACCACCGAGAAGTTCTACCAGTTTCTTACAGATAGCAAGTCCAAGTCCAGTTCCAAATTTGCATATAGATTCTTCTATTTGCATAAAGGTGTTGAATAGTTTACATTGATTTTGTTCTGAGATACCGATACCATTATCTTTTACTGTTACTAAGATAATATCATAATCGTGAATAGAGAAAGATACTTCGATAAACCCCTCTATGTCTGAAAACTTACTAGAGTTAGAAACAAGATTCACGAGAACTTGAATAATTTTTTGCTTATCAGAAATTATAAATTCAGATATATCTTCAGAAATAACAAATCTTATTTTTTGCTTCTTCTCTTTCAATCTTGTACCTATAGCATCTCTTACAGAATCTGTTATCTCATGAATTTTAAAATATTCAGAATTCAAACCCATATTCCCTGAAGACAACTTAGAAAAATCAAGGACATCATTAATTATCTGCATAAGCTGAATACTACACTGATTCATACTAGTCAAATATCCTTTCTGAACCGTAGTTAAATTTGTTTGCATTAACAGTTGATTATATCCGATAACTCCGTTTAGAGGTGTGCGGATTTCATGGCTCATGTTAGCCATGAACAAATCTTTAGAAAAAGAAGATGTATCAGAATAGACTTTCTTTAAGTCTATGATAAGTTTTTGTTTGTTCAAAATAAGTTGTGTTATACATATATACGGTGTAAGGGATGAAATTACTTCTTCTGAATACCCATATTCTTTGTTAACAAGGCATACAACCCCAAGTTTTTCTTTATAAACAGTAATTGGAATTATCATCAATGTTTCTACGTCGTAAGGAGTTTTGTAATTAGGAAATTCGTATGGTTTGTTGCAAATAACTATCTTATGTATTGGAAGTGTTGGTTCGAATTTAAAAGATTTATTCAGATTATAATATTTTGAATACCCAACATGTTCAAGACAAATATGTTTGTTTTCGATACCATCTTGCACAAAAATAGAACATGCTTTGGAATTTGAAATTTCTATGTATCTATTTAATAGTTCTGAAATACTTTCTTCTCGATTAATAAAACTGCTTATATATTGTAAAGCATCTCCTGTCATTTATTTTATGGACACAAGATTTATAAAATAAATATGAAATTTATAAATCATTTATAAATTATTTATAAATGATTTATAATAATACGGATCAAAAACTAAAACTAAAAATAAATCTAATGCTATGGGTAGATAAGGTTATTGATTCTATCTGTCAACTATCTGAAGATCATAAAAAAATGGTATATGCTTCTTGTGATAGAATCATCAACTCTTACATCACCACTTTCAAAGTTAAACAACATTTTTGGAAAGCAGTTGCTTTATCAACAATTTGGCTTGTAATTAAAGCATATTGTATTGACGAAGAAGAAGACGAGTGGATTGACGCCTGCTATATGAGTGAATTTTCTCAAGAAGTATCAAGAAAACAAATTATTACTTTCGAGAGATTGATTTTCCAACACCTAGACTTTGAAGTCATAGGACCTGAAAAAAGAAGCCAATTGAACTCTTGCTATAAAACAGAATAAAAATGATTATTTAAAATAACTTATTTATATAGAATGACGATGTCGAATCTAACCCAACATGCGAATGACCTTCTGGAATTCAAATACCCAGATTGGATGAATATTATTTCAGTTTACGAAGACCTTGGACACGACGGTTTCGACGAAGATGGACCTGAATCTGATATTTGGGACCTGTGGATCTACTACGAAAAAAACGGAAAGCGATTAGTAGATAACTGGCATTGGGAACAATGGTATTCTCCAATACCAAGTCTTGAAGGATATCTAGATGTTGATGACTGCTTCACTTACACTCCAGAACAGCTAAGATTTATTTGTCCACACCTTTTTGAGGAATAAAATCAAAAATGACGTATTATATCCCCATAAATGAAGAATATGAGTTGGTTGAGGCAGAACTGTTAAAACGTTTGAACTAGGACTTACGTCATTGTCCATAGTGTGCTAGCCCACCAACCAACTGAGTAATGGAGTATGACTCCGCCGACAAAATCGGTTTACTCAGTTGGTTGGTGGGCTTTTTTACGTAAGAAACATAAATAATAAAATTGATTTAATATTTATAAATCAAGTTTGCTATTAATAAACATGTCAAACAACATACATTCTCACGGTATTACCGTGAATAATATTAGAATATTTAATAACTCCCAACTTGTAAACGACCCTCTTTTACAATCCATAAAGAATATTGTTACGAACTACTACCCAGATATTACTTATCCAAATAATCGTACTGTAGTATCGATCGTCAATAATAACATCTTTGCACTTAATATTTGGTATAATTTAGCTTTCTTAACCCCCATCCACCTTCATCATGACACCTCTACAATTCCATCTGTTCTTGCAGACGTCGTCTCCTTTCTAACTAGCACTATCAAAAGTATTCAACCTGATTACACATTTGCAAATGATACACAATTCAAATTGTTCTTCCTTTCTCCATCTACACAAACATTAGATGGATTCTCCTTTGTTGGAGAGACTAATAAATCTATATGTGGTAATCATTTACAACAGCCTTACAAAAAATATAAAAAGGTCTTCCAATTTAATGACAAGTATGAACTGGTAGAACACTCAACTCCTACTCCTTTCTCATTTCAAAACTCAGCTACTCCTACTCCTACTCCTACTCCTACTCCTTTCTCATTTCAAAACTCAGCTACTCCTACTCCTACTCCTACTCCTTTCTCATTTCAAAACTCAGCTACTCCTACTCCTACTCCTTTCTCATTTCAAA